CGGCCTGTCCCTCCTCGATCGGAGAAGCGGGTCGAAGCTCTACATCGTGGCCGCTTCCCAGAAGCAGGCTTTGGAGTCCTTTGATGACCTGATCCACACGATCAGATTCAGAGGGCTTGAGAATCCGAACGAGTTTAAGATCCAGTACAACAGCTTCGCGCACCGTGCTGACTGCTCCTTTGAAGACGCTGACGGCAACCAGGAAGGCTCTGTGAGCATCGAGGCACTGGCCTCCAACCCTGACCTTCACGATTCGTTCAACTGCAACCTGGCGATCTGTGACGAGGTGCATGCCTTCAAGAAGGCCGCGCAGTATAACCGCTTCAAGGAGTCGCAAAAGGGGTACACGAACAAGCTTATCATCGGCATCACAACGGCTGGCGATAATGTGAACTCCTACTGCTATCACCGTTTGCAAGCATGCCTCAAGATAGTCGAAGGCTCGGTCAAGGATGATTCGCAGTTTGTATTCATCAGCCGAGCGGACGCGAACGAAAAAGGAGAGGTGGACTACCTCAACCCGCTTCAGCATGAGAAAGCGAATCCTTCATGGGGCGTGACGATTCGCCCCAAGGATGTCATGCAGGACGCTCTTCAGGCACAGAACGAACCGCAGCAGCGCAAGGACTTCTTCAGCCGAACGCTGAACATATACACATCATCGCTTCAGGCGTGGTTCGATATCGACAAGGTCAAGGCTTCGGACGCTAAGTACAAGTGGACGCTCTCGGAGCTGGCAAGGCTCCCGATCGACTGGTACGGGGGCGCGGACTTGTCGCGCATGTACGACCTGACGGCCGCATGCCTTTACGGCCAGTACCAGGGCGTGGACATCTGCATCACGCACGCGTTCTTCCCGATCACGCAGGCCGCGGCGAAAGCGGATGAAGACAACATCCCTATCTTCGGATGGAAAGATGACGGCTGGCTCACGATGTGCAACGGCATGACCGTCAATATCGGTGATGTGGTCGGCTGGTTCGTTGAGATGCGCAAGAAGGGATTCAAGATAAAGCAGGTCGGGCATGACAGGAAGTTTGCCGGCGAGGAATACTTCCCCGCCATGCGGGCGGCGCATTTCAATATCATCGACCAGCCGCAGTATTACTTCCTGAAAAGCCAGGGCTTCCGCCACATCGAAAAAGCGATCCTTGACGGTAAATTCTACTACTGCCACTCCGAGGCATATGAGTACTGCATCAGCAACGTCAAGGCGATCGAGAAGGTCGATGACGCTGTTCAATATGAGAAGATCCAACAGACGCAGAGAATAGATCTATTTGATGCGTCTGTTTTTGCGTGCATTCGAATGCTTGAGCAGCAGACGAAGGCGAAGAAGGCCGCCGAGTGGTGGGGAGAAAAGAAAAATGAATGATGAAGAATACCGCGAGGGCTTCCCGAAACAGCAGGGATGGTTCGATGTCCTGCTTGACGGCGAGCCGGAGCGGTTACGGCATTGGGTGTGCCAGCTGTCAGGACGGCACGAATGGATAGATATTGACGGTCAATACATACGCGGGCGCGAAGTCCTTTGGATCGGCGAACCGAGCGTGATGCCGTGAGGAGTTTAACCAATGGGAATCTTTAAAAGAAAACAGAAGAGGGAAGCGGCCGAGCCGACGAGCGCAGCGCAGGCATGGATCGTGAGCGCGGATGCCTACGACACTTTATGTGTCCAGGGCTACACCGATCTCGCGCACTGCCCCGAAGTCGTGACCGCTGCCCGAACCATCGCCGATCTGGTCGCCTCCATGACCATCCATATCATGGCGAACACCGAGAGCGGAGATAAGCGAATCATCAACGAGCTGTCGCGCACGATCGACATAAATCCGATGCCGAACATGACCCGCTTCACCTGGATCGAGGCGATCATGATGAATCTGCTTCTTTACGGCAAGGGCAATTCGATCGTTCAGCCGCACACGCACGACGGTTTCCTGGAATCCCTGGAGCCGATCGCGGCCGACCGTGTGGACTTCAAGCCGATCGGGCGGAGAGACTACCGCGTTTTGATCGATGGCAGGGAGAAGAGGCCTGAAGGGCTCCTTCACTTCGTTCTCAATCCCGACCGGTACTATCCCTGGAAGGGGAGCGGGTTAACCGTCAGCCTGAAGGATGTCGCGGATACGCTGAAACAAGCACGGGCGACCGAAAAAGGCTTCATGGAGTCCAAGTGGAAGCCGTCCCTTATCGTGAAGGTCGACGGCCTGACAGATGAATTCGCGAGCCCTGAAGGACGCGAGAGACTGCTCGACAGCTATGTGAAGTCGGGAAGCGCAGGAGAGCCGTGGATCATTCCGGCCGACCAATTCCAGGTGGAGCAGGTCAAGCCTCTCACGCTCGCCGATCTGGCTATCTCGGACACGGTCGAGATCGACAAGCGCGCGGTCGCTTCCATCTTCCGCATTCCGCCCTTTGTGCTCGGAGTCGGAGACTACGACCAGAAAGCCTGGAACAGCTTCGTGCAGAACACGATCAGACCCTACGCGCTCATCCTGCAGCAGGAAATGACCAAGAAGTTGATCATTTCGCCCCGCTGGTACATCCGTTTCAACGTGCTTTCGCTGATGGATTACGACTTGCAGACGACCTCCGCGGTTTACGCCGCGATGGCTGACAGGGGATTCGTGACCGGCAACGAAGTGCGCGACCGCCTCGGCATCGAGCCGAAGGAAGGCCTGGACGAGCTGAGAGTCCTGGAAAACTACATTCCAAACGATATGAGCGGACTTCAAAAGAAACTGATTCAAGGAGACGAAGGCAATGAATAACGACCGCAACATGAATGACCTGAGACAGGTCAGATCGATCGACACCACATTCCAAACGAGGGAAGACGGCGACGACCTCATCATTGAAGGGTACTTCGCTGTGTTTAATAGCAACTACGACATCGATAAAGGGATGTCGGAAAGCATCAAGCCGGGCGCATTCGCGTCAAGTATGGGCAAGGACATCAGAGCGTTGGTGAATCATGACACCACCCTCGTCCTTGGCAGAACCTCGGCACACACGCTGGAGCTTAACGAAGACGAACATGGACTGTTCGGACGCATTCGGATCAACCGTAAAGATACGGATGCCATGAACTGCTATGAGCGCGTTAAGCGTGGTGATGTGACGGGGTGTTCCTTTGGGTTCTTCCCCATCGCCGAGGAAACCGAGATCCGAGACGATGGCTCGATCCATTGGACGATTACAGACCTTGACCTGTTTGAAGTGTCGGCTTGCACATTCCCTGCCTACCAGGCGACCAATATCTCTGCACGGTCGAAAGAACGTGACGACCTCCGCAGGAGAGAGCTGGACGCGTGGAAAGCGAAAATGACAAGCAGATTGAAAGGAGACAGCACCAATGCTTAAGGCACTAATGCTGAAACGGCAAATCGATCTGAAGAAGTCCGAGCTGAAAGCCCTGACCGATAAGAAGGCCGACCTTGAGAAAAGAGAGGCCGATCTTGAATCTGCGATCTCCGAGGTGACGACTGAGGAAGAGCAGAGAGCGGTCGAGGCCGAGATCGGAAGCTACGAGACCGAAAAAGCCGAGAACGAACAGGCTGAGAAAAAGCTGAATGACGAGATTCGCGAACTCGAGAACCAGCTTGAGGCCGAAGAAAAAGAACAGGACACCGAGCCGGCTGAGCAGCCCGCCGAGGAAGTCCGAACCGAAAACAAAAAAGGAGAATATGCCATGAATCGTGAATTCTTTGGTATGAACGCGCAGGAGCGCGATGCTTTCTTCAATCGTGAAGATGTTAAATCCTTCCTTGCTTCCGCGAGAACCGCAATGGCTGAAAAGCGTGCGATCACCGGAGCAGGATACCTTATCCCCGAAGTTATGCTCGGCCTGATCCGTGACAGCATCGAGGAATATTCCAAGCTGTACAAGCATGTCAATGTCCACCGCATCAACGGCAAAGGCCGCATGGTCATCGAAGGTCAGATCCCCGAGGCTGTTTGGACTGAGGCATGCGCGAACCTGAACGAGCTTAACCTCACATTCGGCAATGTCGAAGTTGATGAGTACAAGGTCGGCGGTTACTTCAAAATGTGCAATGCAGTCCTTGAGGATTCCGACATTGACCTCGCCGCTGAACTGCTTCGCGTCATCGGCCAGGCGATCGGCTACGCTCTGGACAAGGCCATCGTTTACGGCACCGGCACCAAGATGCCGCAGGGCATCGTCAAGGCTCTGTCCCTGGTCACCAACACCCCGAACATCTTCAGCATTGCCGCTTCCGTTACCGGCATCGCTCTGTTCCAGAACATCCTCACCGACTTCGCGGCAGCAGGCCATAGCAAGTCCAACGGCGAAAAGGTGTGGATCATGAACGAAATGACCTACAACAAGCTTCGCGTCCAGGCTCTGGCCGTCAACGCTGCAGGTGCAATCGTGAGCGGTATGGATGACTCTATGCCGGTTATCGGCGGCCGTGTTGAGACCCTGTCCTTCGTGCCGGACGATGTCATCGTTGCCGGCTACGGCGATATGTATCTCCTGGCAGAGCGCAAGGACATCACCCTGTCCACTTCCGAGCACGCATTCTGGGTTGCAGACCAGACCGGCTTCAAGGGTGTTGCACGCTACGACGGCAAGCCGCTTGACGTTGACGCTTTCGTTGCGATCGGTATCAACGGCGCAACTCCGTCCGCTACCATGACCTTCGCGGCGG